CCGTTCCAGGTGTAGAGGGTCAGGTCACGGGTGACGCCCTCCTTGTCGGTGTACTTTAGGGCGGTGAGGAGGTTCAGGTTTTCCAGATTGGTGGCGACAACGGAGTGCAGGAAAATCATAGCGAATTTCTTCTTGCGGTCCCCGCAAGCCTGGGCGGTGGCGCTGTTGAGGGAAGTAGCCTCCATGGGGCCGTCCACCGTGTAGCTGTGCTTCTCCACAAAAGCCGCGCCCTTGGTGGAGGTCATGGAAAACACCCCCTTGAGGATCGCCAGAAGGGTGTCCTGGTCGATATCCTGCCAGTATTCCACCACCTGCTGGGCCACGTTGTCCATAAAATCCACGCCGCCGGTGATATCGTGGGAAAAATCCTTCTCTACCCACGCCTTGGCTCGGCCTACCACCACAACGCCCTGCTCGAAGGTCTTGGTGGAGGTTGCGGTAATGTCGGTCTGGCCGTCGTAGTTCACGGCGTCGCCGTCCAGCAGGCCGCGCATGGCGATCCGGGCATAGGCGGTGCCGTCCTGGGTGGTGAATACGGAGCGGATATCCGGGTTGCCCGCCAGGACGCGGGACTTGCGCATCTCGTTGAGGCGGGTACGGGGGAGGCGGTCGGCGCGGTACTTGAACGCCTGGGGGTTGAAGCTCTTTGCGTCAAATTTGTTGGGCATAGTCTACCATCCTTTCTACTCAATCCAATTTTGCGTCGGGGTTGGCGGCTAGGTAGGCTTCCAGCTCGGCGTAGGTCATGTCAGAGGGTTTCTTGTCGGCTCCGGCAGGCTTCCCGCCGCTTTCTCCAGCCTTCCAGCCCTCCCGCTCTACCTTGCCGAAGAGGAAGTCGGTGGAGGCGTCCTTCTTCAGGGCTTCGATCCGGCCTGCCAGGGTGGCGGCTTCGCCGTCGATCTTGCCGGTGACTTTCCCGTCCACCAGCTTGGCCGACGCCAAGAAATCCGCCAGCACCGCCCGGACAGCGGTGTTGTTGCGGGAACCGGCGGCGGTGAGTTCGGCATCTACAGCAGCCAGGAGCTTCACCTGGGCCAGTTCCTTCTCATAGGCGGCCTTGTCCGTCTTGGCCTGCTCTTCCAGCTCACCGATCCGCTTCTCCAGGGCCTCCTTGTCCCCGGTGAGCTTTTTCAGGTCAGCCAGGGACGCGGCGTGGGTCTTGGCGCCCTCCTCCAGCTGGCCCACCTGGGCTTCCAGTTCCTTGACCTTGCCCTCCTTCGCGGCAAGGTCCGCCTGGGGCGCATACTCCTTCTCGATCTCCTGGGTCACCGCTTTGTCGATCTCGTCGGTGTAGGCGTCTCCCAGGATGGCTTTCAGCCATTTCAGCATGATGTTTGCCTCCTTTTCTGGTTTTGGGTATGAAAAAAGCACCGCGCGCCTGCACGATGCTCTAATCATCAATATACGTTGTCCGGGTCAAACTCCAGCTCCGGCCACAGCTCCGGCAGCGGCTTCCCACCTTGGAGATCCCGCAGCACCTGGGCAGCGTCCGCCGGACTCTGGCAAGCTACCTCTCCATCCTCTGTTTCATAAAACAGCCCGCCGTCCGGTTCTCCATCTAAAAAAATGCCGCCATATTTGTCTAAATAGGCGCGCGCTGCTGCTGCTATCCTCGGGTCATCTTGAAAATCCTGATAGTTCATCAAATCGCTCCTTTTAATAGGCGTTCAAACTCCGCCAAAGCGGAGGGAAAATATTTCTCCAATGCCATGTACCGAGCTGGGTTGAAGAGTGCTTCAAACATGTGTGCAAAGGCTTCCTTCTCCAACGACCCAGGGGCACTCCAGTACCGTGTCTTGTGTCCCCATCTGCCTCGGCATTTGTTTTTTGAAAGGCCACCCATCAAATCAGAGACAGAGCTGTACAGGGCCATCTGGACTTCTTGTGCCACCACGGCATAGGCCGCCGTCTTTCGAATCCCCTGCCGTTTCATAATGCCTTTGATGTAGGCGTCAAAGTCGGCCCGCAGAGCATCTCCAAAGCCAGGAGTGTCCAGGGAGAGCCAGCCGCCAGAGCTCCCGGCCGCGTAGTCGATATAGTGGCCGTGTTCGTGGAAAAATGTTACACCTGCGCCCCGCACGTTGGTTGCATCGTCGGCAAAGTTCATTTTGATTTCATTCCCCGCCGAACTGAAAAACGCCGTCCCGCTGTGTACTCCATCCGCGACGGAACCAGCCGGCACAAACTTTGCAAAGGCGGCTTGTCCCTCCGGCGTACCTACTGCAAAGCGGGCCTCCAGGGCGTCCCCATAATCCTTGGTCATACCAGGCATTCCCCGCACAGCTGAGGAAAAATGCTGCTGCTCCGGGGTCTGGTTGGGAACTGATGAGGGTATTGTACCACCCGCATGGGATGGTGTCAAACCAGTGTTGGCACCTGGGGCGAACTTCTTCCGCCACTCATCGAAGGTCATATCGGCGGGAACTTTAGTGGTGGTGCCGTCCGCATTTCTGGCCCACCGCTCCCCGACTCCCTCCATATCCGCAAAATACGGGCAGGTGCAGCAGCGGCACCAGGGATGGAAGGGCGGGGCGGTCAGCCCCACCTGATAGTCGGACATCTTGAACACCTTCCCGTCCAGGTCGCCGCAGAGGGGGCAGGTCTCCCCGTCGAAGGTGGCCACCACCTTGTACTGCTCCACCTCCAGGTCCCGGTAGCAGTCCTTCTGCGCCGCGCCGGAGAAGGCGGCGGCCTCGGTCATAACTAACCGCCCCGCCTTATCCTTCGCCACGCCAAACTGGTGGGCAATGGCCTTGATGGCCCGGTCCGGGGCCTCTCCCCGGATAATCATCTGGGTCAGGTTGGTGTTGACGCTGTTCACCAGAGCCTGTTTATTCGTCCAGCAGCGGTCCCGGAAGGTCATGTTGTCCGCCGTCCAGGGTCGGGAAAGGACCTTGGCAATGGTCCTCTCGTCGATGGCCTGCATGGTCCAGCCCACACCCAGCCCCCGTTGAAGCTCGAAGGCGGTGCCATAGTAGCTGCTCAGGTAAATCCCACGGGCCACGGTGTCCACCGCATCCAGCTGATTCCCGTACAGGGCCTCGGCCTGCTGTTGCAGCTGTAGCTGGATCGCCTCCAGACGGGAAATATGCACCCTGGCGCTGGCGTTCTCCAGCTGCTTCATCCAGGCCCCGCTCAGGGCGTTTTCCTCCCCGTGTCGGATGTACTCCTCTACCGTCCACCGAAATTCTTCCAGCTCGGCAGTGTTCAGCAGCCGCCGGGCGTCGGCCAGGGTGATGCCGTTGTTGTCCGCGAATCGCTGATACCAGGCCCCCAGCTGTCGCTGGACCTCCGCTTGGGCGGCGGTGAATTGGCGTTCCAGATTCTCCACGTAGGCGTAGGACTGGTCTTTCAGGGCGTCCTCCATACGCTTCATGCGCTGCGCCCAGTAGGCGGCGTTATTCTGCCTTGGCATCCCCCTCACCGTCCTTCACCGGGGCATCCTGCCCTTTGGTCTTTTCAAAGGCCGCTCGGTACGGGTCAGCCTCCTCCTCCCGCTGGGCCTTGAGGCGGGCCAGCTCTTCCCCTGGGTCGCTGACCCAGGGGTGCATCTTGACGATGGTCTCGTCGGAGAGGATGCCCACGGAAGCCTTGCAGTTGTTGATGGCCTCCGTCTCGTTGATGAGCACATCCCGGTCGAAGATGATCTTGACCTCCTGGCCCTCAAAGCTGCCCTGGCCGGTGTTGGCTAGGTGCTGATCTACGAACCAGAGCAATTCCTCCATGGCGGCCTGGAACTCCATCTCAATGCCGTTGGCGTCCAAGTCGATGTCGCTGTACATGGACTGGATGTTCATCTGGTTGGGATTGCCGCTCATACGGTCGTCCTTGGCGTCGAAGCCGCGGGCATTCTCGATGATGGCATCCTTCAGCAGGGACAGCAGCACCTTGTAATTCTCGGCGTTGACCTCTATGGTCAAGGTCTCCACGCCGCCCTCGCAGCCCTCATAAGACCGCACCTTGATAACCCCGTAGGCGGCCAGGTTGTGCCGGAACCGTCCCAGGTCCTCCCCCTCATAGTTCTTAATGACCAGGACGGTGGAATGGATGTCCTCCTCCATCTGGTTGGCGAAGTTGGAGAGGATGTCGTTGTAGGCGTCCTGCAAACACTTCACCCGGGAGAGCAGGGTCAGCTCATGGTGGGAGGACTTGAAGCACACCAGCGGCACACGGGACCAGTTGTAGCCCCTCTCATCCCCGGTCACCGGGTCCCGCTCGGTGATGTACGGCCCGGACCGGGCGTAATCGTCCGGCACCAGGGTCCCATCGTCCTTGCGGACAAAGCAATCCACCCCGCCGCCGTGCATGACCTCCACCTTCACCACCTGCCGGATCTGCTCCGTCTCGTCGTACTCCTGAACGGCGTAGACGTGGACGGCGGCGTCCAAGATGGTGTGGTCCGCGTCGGCCCAGAAGGGCAAGACCTCATCCGCCGGGAGACGTTGAAAGGTCAGCTCGCCGCCCTCATAGCGAGGATAGAGCCAACACTTCCCACCGATCCAGGCGCCCTCACCCACGGCCCGCAGGAGCCGCCGGAACCGGGCCCCCAATATCTTGTTCAAGGCCTCGGCATACTGGGCATTCTCCGTATCGAAGGAAAACGGCCGGCCGAAGGAGTAGTTGGTTTTTTGATCCACCATCTTGGCGTACTGGTTGTCCACCATGCGGTGGTTGGGCAGGTGGGGCAGTTCTACTAACTTCCCGTCGTCGTCCAAGGCCAGACGGCGGCGGTGCTGAACCGCCTGGGTCCCGTCGTAGTATTCCTCCGCCTCCAACTGCCGCTTGCGCTCTGGGGAATGGAGCCAGGCGGTGATCTCCAATTCCAAAAACCGCTGGTCCGTCATGCCCTGGCGGAAGCTGGTTGCAGTGCGAGACGTGCAGTCGCCCCGCAGGTTGAGTGTCACCACAGCCTCACCTCCTCACAGCACCCCCGCCTGCTGCCAGGCGGTAAACAGCTTCGGGCCCTGGATGGCGAACCAGTCCACCATTTCCTCGTTGTCCGCCCAGGAATCGGATTTCTCTGCGTTGACACTCAGCCCGCTTTCGTGGAGGAACGCATGGACGATCTCATGGCGCATGACCTTCCGGCGGTAAACGTCCAAGTCCCGCAGCGCTCCGGCCTCATTGCGTTCCTCCGGGGTGTAGTCCCGAACCACGCAGCACCGGACGCTGAAATCACAATAGCCGTCCCGGTCCTTCAAATAGGCGTCCTCCGCCTCGGTCAGATAGCGCAGCGTGTACGGCACGCCCAGAATAGAAATCTGCATAATATCCCTCCTCAAAAACTGAACAGCTTTGGCGCGAACACCTTGTGGACGAAATACCGCACGTCGTCCATGGCGTGGTCGTTCTCCTTGATGGGCCTGTCTCCGGCGGCCTTCTCGTCCCAGCGATAGAGGCCGAACTCCCGGATGCAGTCCACGCAGCCCTCGCAAATAAAGAGCCGTCCCAGCTGAAGCTGCGTCGCCACGTTGCGAATCCCGTCCAGAACGGCGTTGGATGCCTTGATGTCAAAGAACCGCCTGTGCCGCCGGATGGTTTCCAGGAAGGACGCCGCCGACGGGTCTACGATCACACCCCGGACAGGCAGGTCTCCGGCCAGCTTCTCCAGCTCCGCGTAATACTCCTCGTCGGTGCGCTGAGCGCCCTCCTTGCGGCTGTCGTAGTAATACTCCCGCATCCGGTACCACTTGCCGTCTGCGCGGCCCCAGAGGCCCATGCTGGTGGGGTTGGCGGTGCCATAGTCCACGCTGATATAATACTGGTCGTAGGGCCGGGGAACGTCCGGCACAACATGAAAATCCTTGTTGAACATGGTGTAGATCAGGCCCTCGGCCACCACCCACAAGCCCCGGATATAGCGGTCATAGAACACCCCGGAATACATCCCTTCATACCGCGCCCGTATCTTCGGGGGAAGGGCTGGGTTGTCGTCCATCGTAAAGTGGATGTGGAGGGCGTTCTTTTCCTTGGGCTTCTCGTTTTCTATCCAGTTCTTGTAAAACCAGTGCTCCGGTCCTTCCGGGTTGCAGTTGAACCAGAATTTTGACCCGTCAATGGAGCATCGGGCCAGGGCTTGGTCCACGAAGGACTGCGGCTGCAAGGCCACCTCATCCAGCAGCACCCCCGCCAGGGTGATCCCCTGTATCAGCGTATAGCTGCTCTCATCCCGGCCGCCGAAGAGGAAGTATGTGTTCTCCCGACCGGTGCCGTCGGTGATAATGAGCTTATTTTCTGACCGCCGCTCCGTGATCTCCAGCTCCGGCGGCACCCAGTCCCGCAAGTTCAGGATCACGTTTCGCCGTAAACTCTCGATGGTCTTGCCGCACAGAGCGAATTTCTGTCCCTGGAAGGCGACCATGCTCCAAAGGATGAAGCCCACAGTCATACACACGGTTTTTCCGCTGCGGATGGAGCCGTCGCAGATCAGGGCGTCCCGGTCCCGAAACCTAGGCTGCTGCCACCACAGCATCGCCAGCTTCTGGCGCCTACTCAACCTCTGGTAGATCATCGGTGTCCACCTCCCCGACATCCATAATAGCTTTCAACAAAGTATTTTCCGTTTTCATCTCGCCGTCGTCCGCCTTGTTCCCCGGCTCCCGCTGGTTCAGGTACTGCTTCCCCAGCCAGATCGCCATGGCAGCGTTTTCTTCCGCCAGACGGAACTGCGACCGGCGCAGCGATATTTTCCCCTTCCCCCGCTTTTGTTGAAAAACTAGGGAAAAACTCTGCTTGTAGGTACGCTTACACCACGCGTTCAAGGTCTTTTCGCTGACCTCCAAAAAACCGCAGATCTCCTCCTTGGTGCATTGCAGGCCGCAGAGGTTTTCAAATTGCTTCTGGTCGATTTCTTTCCGCGGCCTTGCCATGTGCTCACCTCCTGTGATAGATCTCCGGGTCCGCTAAGTTGTATGTACACCAGGTACAGTCCTGGACGCAGCCGAAGCAAACCGAAGGCTGCCGCACTGACGCAGGGGGACCGCCAAGGGCAGGCAGCTCCCGACGGGCCAATCTGGGCCTGTCCCAGGACGGCTCCCAGGTCGCGCCGCTTCCATCCTGTTCTGTCTCGCGGATGCCTCCGCGCTGGATATCCCCCACGACTTCCAGCAGCAGGCGAACGCCCATCGGGAAAATGGCCCGCCATAGGTCGTGATAGTCCCATTCCGGCCTGACCCACACCAATTCCTGATACAGGATGGCCCCACCGTCTGTCTGGTCTGTGAGGCGGTAAACGGTGCCACCGGAGACATAGTCCTTCATGTGAATCGTCCAGCGCACGGCGTCCCGTCCCCGGTGCCGAGGTAGCAGGGACGGGTGGAACCCAATCCCGCCATATTTCGCCTTCGCCAGGCAACGGTCCGAAATCAGCCAGTGCGAATACGCCGATACGATCAGTTCCGTCCCCTCTGGGATACGGTCAGAGGTCAAATGTTCGCAGTCCGACACCAGTGGCAGTCCCTTCACAACTGCGTAGCCGTAGAGCTTATCCTGGTGCTTCCCCGGTGGCGCTGGGGCCACACCCACAATCTCGTGTCCGGCTTTCAGGAAGGTTTTACAAACCGCTTTCCCAAAGGACTTTTGACCGCATAGGAATATCTTCATGCCGATGCCTCCCCAATGTACTTGAATCCCTGCACCGCCCGGAAGTGGCCGCCATAGCCGGAACCTACAATTTTTTCTCCCTGCCTGCGCCGAGAGGCGTTGATAGACCCCGCCGATCTGGCCTTATTTCCACCGTAAAGTACAGCAGAACATTGGGTCCACTTTGGGCTGCGGCGCAGGGCCGCACACATCTGAGGGTGACTGGTGTGAAAATACAGAGGGTACCTCCGTCCTCCCCGGCCCTGGCCTTGCTTGTGGTACTCCGCCACCCAATTCAAGAAACGCAATCCGACGCCTGCTCCCTGCCACTCCGGCATAGTCACAAGCCGGGTGCCGCGATAACCGCGCACCTCAAACCGTGGGGCCACAGCCATGTGACAGGCCAGCTCCCCGTCCACGGTGCCAACAAAATACTCCCCAGCCACCGGCATGGGGAGGTCTAAATAATAATGCGGCTTAAAATACTTCCAGTAACTTTGGTCGACCTTCCGTATTTCAAGGCAGATAGAGGGCCGCCGCCGGGGAACCCCACGTTCAAAGGTCCTGGTTTTCGTGTCGATGATCCAGTCCGGCTGAATCCAAGCCAGGATATCATAGTGGGGCGTCAGCAACACCACCTTCCCCCCTGGGTTTCCCCGCCGCCATGCCTTTTGAAACGCCTGCGAACCAATCCTTGCAATCTGCCGGTCTACTACGGACGTGAACTCGTCCACTACGATTTCCTGGGGCTTCTCACAGATGATGCGGGCCAACCCCGCCCGGAATTGTTCACCGTTAGACAGCACCCGAAACGGCCGCAGCCAGGCCGGGACTGTACCCAACCCCACACTGGCTAAAGCGCCTGTGACCTCGTTGAAGTCTCCGTTGGGGGCAATACAGTCGATCACCGGACGTTCTGCCTCCCAGCCCTGGGTGTAGTCGCAAATCTTATCCTCGCCGAAAATCGTTCGCCCGATGGAGGACTTGCCGGACCCCGACGGCCCGACGACCACTCCAATGCTCCAATCTCCTGACAGGTCCACATCCAATTCTAGGTCAAAGTTGCAGCCGTTTTCGGCGTTAAAAAGGCTCTTGACTCGTGCGGCCCGGTAGCTGTCAAAGTCGCTGACGCGGTTGTGTACTTCCAGCTTCGTCATACCGTCACCACCCGGCAATCGTAGCCCATGCCTTTCAGCTTGTTGTAGCAAACCTCCTGCTCGGCTTCGCTTTCCAGAATGACCGTCACACCATATTGCTGGGTATAGTTGAACTCAGATCGCGAGAAATTCCCGGCCGGTTCCCCGACCGTCCGTTCCTCGTCACCGTCGTCGACACCCCAGTCCAGGGACAGGTCCTCAAAGTCTAACCCTTCCAGCTCATCGGCCAGAAGATCCAGGTCCCAGCCGGATAGCTCCCCGCTCTTGTTGTCCAAGAGACGGTATTTCCGCCGCTGTTCTTCGGACAGCCCGGCTTTTACAATGACTTGGGCCTCTTTCCGCTTCAGCTTCTTCAGGGCCTTATAGCGGGTATGGCCCGCTAAGATCACGCCCTCCTCGTCCACGACGATGGGGGCAATATAGCTGCACTGCCGGATACTCTCCGCCACAGCATCCACCGCAGGATCATTGCGCCTGGGGTTTCTCTCATAAGGGTGGATATCTGACAGCTTCCTCATCACTAACTGCAATTCCATTGCATACTGCTCCTTTTGTGATGTATCCGCCACCGGCACTGTTGGCGACCAGCTCCGGCCCGGACCATGCCCCGCGCAAAGGAGAAACGCAGGGCCGACAGCCTCCTTCCCATGAAAATGGCGACCCTCCGCGAAGAGGGCCGCCTGGCTCGTTAGAATTTTGATGGTAATACTATACCACAGATTTTCGGAAAAATCTTCCCGTTTTTTTCCCATTTTACTCTGTCTCTGTGGCCCCATATAGGGCAAGGGTGAAATGGCGAAGGGCGCTATCTCTTTTGCGGTAGGCTGTAGACTGCTCCACGCCTAACTCCGCGCACAAGCTACCGACCCCGCCCTTCGTTCGATGGATGTAAAAACGGTCCAGAACTAACCGCTCCTCGTCAGTCAGGACCCCGAAGGCGTCATTGACTGTTTTGACCCACAGCCTGGACTCCTCCAGCCGCCGCCCCAGCTCCTCCCGGTGGACGATGTTGGACAGCAGCGCGTCCTCCCGCGTACTGCCGCCTCCGGTGACCGGCGTGCTGTCGCTGGTGGCGCTGCGGATACCGGCATAGGCCGATTCCAAACGCTTGATCTCCTCGGGGATACTCCGCAGGGCTTGGCGGTGGGCTTCGTAGTTACGCAGCTTGTCCGCTGCTTCTCGTTTCCAGTTCATACTACTCCTCCTTTTCTCTGGGTTTTAGCCTCCGGCTTGTGGCGATAGGCCAACCATCCGTCTCCGTATGCGTCTATTCTACGGGCTGAACCGTCCGTAAAAAAGATAGCTTCCGATGTTGTGTATTCCACTACTCGGCAGGTAACCCATCCATTGTAGAAATTATGCTCCCACATCGGCTCTCCTTCCATCCCTTGCAGCTCCTTCGGGGTCAGCTGGACGTTGGGCATCGTAAACTCCTGCACCTGATTTTCCAATTCCTCCAACCGGGCCAGGATATACAGGCTCATGGGCTCGTTACTGCGCCGCAGCAGGTCTTTGACCGTTTCATTCATTTCGGGGTATGTTTTCATTTCGCTTGCCTCCCTTCTTCTTTTTCTTCTTCTCCATCTTCACCAGGTCACGAACAAGGAGTATATCCTCCTTTGTTAGCAGGTCAGAAAACTCCATCAGCTCAATGGCTTTAATCGCCCACAAGAGCACCCGATCCACGGACTTCATGTCGGTGTAGACAGATTTCTCAAATTCCGTCATGAGCAGCCTCCAATTCCTCTGCCCGGATATAGATGCCAGAAACCGCCGCCCAAAACTTTTCGTTGATCTCTGACGCCACCTGGGCGTCATCCTTCCAAAAGCCCACCTTCGTCATGCAGTCCTTCAGGAGCTTGATGAGGTTGTCCGTATCGGGCTTGGAGGTCTTGTATTCTCCGTCCCGGTGGTCCCCCTGGATGGGGAAGCACCATTTCACAATCAGCTGCACCGGCCCCCGCAGGCGGCGGCTGGGCTGATGCTGGGCCAAGTGGGCGGTCAGCTTGGCCCGGGCCGCTTTCACCTCCGCCGGTTCATACACCACCGGCTTCCCGCTCCGGACTGTCACCTTTTTCTCCTGGTGGGTGGCCGTGGGCGGGATCATGGGGAGGAAACATTCTATTCTCATTTTTTCACCTTGCCTTTCGCTTCCTGTCTCTCACGCAGCGCCTGAACATCCTTCAGCCCGCAACGGTACACTGCCTGATAAAACGCTTCCGCGCTCTCCAAAGTCCTCTCCCGGCCGAAGCGGTTCCCGGCGGCCTCGATCTCCTTCCAAAGCCGGTTCGACGCTTCCATACATGTCAGCTCAAAACTCCGCCGTGAAAACTCCTGCAGCAGCTCCGACTTCTCCCACCGGCCCTGCTGGGGGTCCATTCCCACCAGACGTGCATAGGCGTACAGCCTCCGAAGGCTCTGGAAGAGCATCTGCTCTGCGGCGTTCAGGCCCTCCGGCATCCCTGTATTTCGATAGGCCAGGTCCTCGATCCGCTCGGGGCTCATAGCATCCTCTCCTTCCTGCCTCGCGCCAAGGGGTGGGTTCCAAAATCAGGGGGTGTCCAAAAGGGTATATTATATATACCCTTTTGGACCCCTGTTTTTTGGACCCCCCTCCAACTTTTTGTATGGGTCCAATTTGTACTTTTTGGACCCCCCTTCCAAAAAGCAATCATGGGTCCGATTTGGAGGTTTGGACCCTCCGTATCACCCCGTTTTCTCGTGTATAGCCAGGGTGCTCATCCACCCAATTCTGAATCGTACTTTTGGCCTTGCCTGTGTAATCCATCAGATCCCTTTGTGACACCTCTCCGCTCCCGTCCATGTCGCAGGCGGCGAAAGCGGTATCCATGGCGTCCAGGCGCTCCCGCTTCCGGTCCCTTGGCTCCTTTCGCGGCCTTTTCCACGGGGACACCGTATCCTCCAGGGTCACGTCCCCCAAAACGCCGCTCTCGTCCAGGCGGTGAACGGGATAGGAGAACCAACAGTTCACCGGCGGGAATCTTGGGAACTCCCGCAGCGTCCCCTCGATACGCCAGGCGCTCTCCATCAGGGCCACCGCCTCCGCCTGCCGTGCCAGGGCCAGGGCCGCGTCCAGGTCCCCACCGGCGGCGCGGACGATCCCCTCCATGGCCGCGGCGCTCTCCTGGTCGTCCTGGGAGGCCAGTTCCCGCCAGTTCTCCCGGTTCTGCCGCAGCCACGCCGTCAGGGCCGCGGCCCTGGCCTTGTTCTTTCGCTGGGCCTGGATGTCCTCATTCAAGGGCAGCTCGATCATATCCAGCAGGGCGTCCGGGTCCCGGGCGAACACCCCGGAGCCGGATGCCCGGTCCATGCTCCGCTTGCCCGCCTGGGTCCCCTTGGAATGGTGGTGGCAATAGATCACGGCGCAGCCAAGCTCTGTACAGACCTTGTCAAACTGATTGCAGAAATTCGCCATCTGGTCCGCGCTGTTCTCGTCGCCGGTGATGACCTTATAGATCGGATCAATGACAATGGCCGTATAGTTCTTTTTCATAGCTCGCCGAATGAGCTTCGGGGCCAGTTTGTCCATGGGGACGGACTTCCCCCGCAGATTCCAGAGGTCCAGGTTTTCCAAATGCTCCGGCTGCCGCCCCAGGGCCTCGTACACGTCCTGGAAGCGGTGAAGGCAGGAGGCCCGGTCCAGTTCCAGGTTGACGTACAGGACACGCCCACAGGCGCAGGGAAAGCCCATCCAAGCCCACCCTTCCGCGATGGCAATACAAAGCTGGATGAGGGCAAAGGACTTTCCCGCCTTGGAGGGGCCCGTCAGCAGCAGTTTATGCCCATGCCGCAGTACCCCCTGGATCAGCTGCGGGGCCAGCTCCGGCAGCTTCCCCCACAGCTCCGCCAGACACTCCTGGTCCGGCAAATCGTCGTTGACCCCCTCCACCCATTCCTTCCACTCCGCCCAGGATTCTTTCCCCAAGTTGGTGTCCACCAGAAACTGCTTCCTTCCATTGCGCAGCACCCCCGGCATCCGGGACAGGCGGGAGGGGTTCTTGTTCTGGGTGTCTACGCTCATGCCGTTTTTCTTTAGGACGGAATAGAGGTAGTCCACCCGCTGGCGGTACTCGGTATAGTTGGCGGCCTCCACCCGGACGATGGCATGGAGGCTTTTTCCACCGGAGTGGACCAGGCAGGCCACCGGCAGCTCCAACTCCCGGATCACCGCGTTTTGCCGCTCAATGTCCATGGTGTCTGACTCCACCAGGGCGTAGCGGAACTCGGTGACATTCTCGTTTTTCACGCCGCTGCCGTCCAGGGGATTGAAGCGAATCCAGGCCCCCGCCGCCGGGTTATAATCTCCCAGCACTGCTCCCAGGTCCCCGCCGCAACGGCTCAGGTTCTCAATGAGCTGGCCCGCAGTGTAGGAATATACCCCTTTTGTGGGGAGATACTTCTCGTCCTTCTGCCAGCTCTCCGTCACAAAGCCCACAGTCTCGTCAGCGTCAAACAGGGTTTCTAAGTATCGGATCAGCTGACGGGCGGGGTCCCAGTCCCTGGGTTCCTCCACTTCCTTGGATTCCAGCCAGCCGGTGTCCACGATCTTCAAATCGTCGGTGTCGATCTCACTGTTCCAGTCCAGTTCATAGCCGCCCTGGGCGCCGGCGGAAACAAAGCCCTGCGCCCGGGCCAGCTGCACGATGGTCCCCCCGGTCACCGGCGCCGCCGCGCCGCGGAAGCTGGCCCATTTGCGAAAACATTCCCCGTCATGATACCGTTCCGGGTCCTGGCGGGACCAGGTGTCCCAGTCCTCACAGCTGTAGCCCTCGTCTTTCAGCGCCATGCCTACGTTGAGCCAGTCCTGATAGCTTAACTGTCTGGGGTCGATGGCCTGTAATGCCGGCCGCAGGTCCTGTTGTCCCATACCCGTTTACCGTTCCTTCTCCGGCTGATAGCTGGCGGGGTCTACCCCTTTCGGGGCCCCTCTCCAACCGGTGGCGGCGATGCGGCTGATCATCTGGTTCGCCTCAGAAAATTTCCACTGTCCCACATGACGGAAGCCGTACTTCTCTAGGCGGCGGATCTGCTTGGGCGTTGACAGTCCCGCCTCCCGGCGCTTTTCCAGGCGGTCCAGGAGCAGGGACGCCTTCCCGGCATTCTCGATCCCGTCGGGCAGGATGCCGAAACGCTCTAAGCTCTGGCGCTGCTTGTCGCTGGGGGGTCCCATCTCCCAGCCAAAGGCGGGCTTGTATCCCGACAAATCCTCCGCCTGAATGCTCATCTCGTATTGCAGCGGGTCCACCAATTTCCGCTTCCGGGCCCGCATCTCCGAGAGCTGCTTGGCCAGAGATTCCTCCCGCTGGGCCACCACGTCCTCTGACGCCTGCTGGGCGGCCTCCATCACATCCACAGGGCAGCCTGCCTCCTGAAGATTGCCGGTCATTTTTCGGGCCACCTCGTCGCTCTCGCAGATCAGGCTGGCGGGATGGCATAACTCGTGGCGCTCCGTGTGCCAGAGGAAATCCAGCAGCAGTAGGTTTTCCTTGCCGGGATAGAGACGGGTCCCCCGGCCCACCATCTGGCTGTAAAGGCTGCGTATCTTCGTGGGACGCAGGACCACCACGCAGTCCACGCTGGGGCAGTCCCAGCCCTCGGTGAGGAGCATAGAGTTGCACAGGACGTCATACTTCCCGGCATCAAAGTCCTCCAGGACCTGAGCCCGGTCTGCCGATTCTCCGTTTACCTCGGCGGCCCGGAAGCCGTTTTGATTCAGAACATCCCGAAACTTCTGAGAGGTCTTGACCAGGGGCAGGAACACCACTGTTTTTCGGCCAGCGCAGTAATTGCGCATCTCCTGGGCGATCTGGACGAGATAAGGCTCCAAGGCTCCGCCCAAGTCCCCGGACTTGAAGTCACCTCCCTGGACCCCCACCCCGGTGAGATCCAGCTTCAGCGGGATGGTCACCGCCTGGATGGGGGCAAGGTAGCCGCTGCGGATCGCTTCCGGGAGGGTATATTCATAGGCCAGGGCCTGGAAAAACTCGCCCAGATTGCGCATATCCCCTCGGTCCGGGGTAGCGGTGACCCCCAGGACCTGGGCACCGGAGAAATGCTCCAGCACCCGCTGATAGCCCTCCGACAGGCAGTGATGCGCTTCGTCGATCACGATGGTATCAAAGTAATCCCCAGGGAAGCGGCCCAGGCGCTTGGGCCGCATGAGCGACTGCACCGATCCGACAGTCACCCGGTACCAGGACCCCAGACAGCTTTCCTCCGCCTTTTCCACGGCACAGCGCAGGCCCGTAGCCTGCAGGAGCTTATCCGCTGCCTGGTCCAGCAGTTCCCCCCGGTGGGCCAGGATCAAGACCCGGCTGCCCTGCCGCACTCTGGCCTCCACCACCTTGGAAAAGACGATGGTTTTCCCGCAGCCGGTGGGCAGGACCAGCAGCAGACGCTGCTGGCCCTCCTCCCACTTTTCCAGTACGGCCTCCATGGCCTCCTGCTGATAGGGCCGTAACTCCATCAGACCTTCCCTCCGTTCCAGGCTGGGGCGGGCGGCGCGGCGGCGGGAGTCTCCGGCGGTTCGTAATCGTAGAAGTAGGCCACGTCGTTGGCCTGACGCTGCTCTCCGTCTTTTTCGTAACTGCGGGGCTTGAAGTGTGCCCGCCCCGCAGAACCCACCACGGCGCCCCAGTTGGGGGTGAATGCCTGTCCGTGCTTCTTCTGGCCGATGGCGCGGAAAAACTCCGCGATCTTCCACATCATCGTGGAGTAGAGGATCAGGTCTACCTTACAGGTGGCCTCCCCGTCGTCGGTGGTCACCTGGAGGGTCAGCTCCGCCTTTTTGCAGGGCGGGATTTTCTTTCCCCCCGGAAACTGCTTGCGCTCGAAGCCTACCACTTGGAAGTTGTAGTCCCCTTCCTCTAGGACCAGGTAGTCCTTGCCGTCGGTGTCGATCTCGCTTTCCCAGTCTAGGGCGTAGCCTTGTGTATTTTCTGCCATGATTCCTCCTTTTCTCCGGGCCGTCAAAAGGGCAGACGGTCCGGCATTGCTTCAATGGTTTTGACGATGTAATCAAAGTTGGGGAGAATCCAGCCCTCCAAAAAGCCGCTCTCTTCCATGGCGGACCAGGGGGTGTCCTCGGTGAAATAGCCGGTCTGGCCGATGGCCATGCGCACCTCGTCCTCCGTCACCTGCCGGGCCTCCATCAGGGGCAGCAAGACGGCAGGGACGGGGCCTCCCTCCGGTGGCGGGGCGGGCGGGACCGGACCTGCCTCCGGCGGAGCCTGGGGCGCGGGGGCGGGTTCCGGGGCCGGAGCCTGCGCGGGAGCCGAGGTCGGAGGCTGTTCCGAGGCCGGAGGCGGCGTCCTGTCTGCCCCTAGAGAAATGCAGGCCGCAATGGACGAATAGTCAAAGGGCAGCTCCTCCGCCAGGCCGTGGCGGTTCTTGGCGTCCCAGCAGGCGTGATGGGTGGTGTGCATCACCCGCTTGCCGCCGCCCTGGGCCTTGTGCTTGGTCCCCTTGTCATCCGCTGCCACCACGATGGTCTTGTAGTTGGCAAAGAGCACCATATCCGCCCATTCCTTGACCATGGGGGCCACGCCGCGGCTCAGCTTCATTTCCCAGCGGTCATAGCTGCCCAGCTCGTCGGGCTGCTCGAACTTGCGCATTTTCGCGTGGGCCAAAACCACCACATGGTATCCCGCCTTGACCACGTCCTCCAACTGGTTGAGCAGCTTGCCGAACTCCTCCGAGAGGTACACATAGCCCTTTCCGTAGCCGAAGTCCTCAATGCCCTGCTTCTGGGACCTGGCACAGACTGACGCCGTGCAAAGCTGCTCCGCCCAGTCTGCAGTGTCCAGGACCAGTGTGGAGAAGTCGGTCGGTTTCTCCTGCAAAAATTCCTTCACCGCCTCCAGCAGGCCGACCCAGCTCACCGGGGGCGGGTCCATCCGGGCGACGTCCAGGCGGTGGGTCCCGCCCTCCACGTCCAGGAAGAGCGGCGCGGGGAAGCAGGCGGCGAAGGTGGACTTGCCGATCCCCTCCGGGCCGTAGACCACGATCTTCTGCGGCCGGTCTAAAATCCCTCTTGTGATTTTCATACGATGTCTCCTTTCGGCGTCCAGGCGGGCACAGCCGCCGGGGCGTTCCATGGGGTCCCGGCGGTCTGGCCGTCCTCAATGAGAACGGAGCACTCTCCGCCGGTGCTGACACGGGTGGCAATCACCTGCAAGCCTTCCTGCTCCAGCCACCGCCCGAACTCGGTCAAGGTGCCCAGATCCATCTGCTCCAGCTTGTCCAGGAGCACAAAGCCGCACTGAGGGTTCACCGCACGGACAATGGCCGTCGCCACCTTCAGCTGGTCACTGCCGGACAGGCTGTCCCAGTTCATACCCTGGTAAGTGAGCCGCCCATCCTCGACGGACAGGCCGGGCAGCGGCAGCGCGGAGCCCTCCAGCAGGGCCTGACGGTCCGACCGGACCCGTTCCAGCTGGGCGGTGAGGCTTTTGTACTGCTCCCGATACAGGGCGGCGTCCTCCAGAGCCTTTTCCTTATCCAGGTTGGAGCGGATTTTCCGGTTCGTCTCCTCCACAGCCCGGATGCTCTCCTCTAGGGCCTCCGTAGATTCATCCTCGAGGTCGGCGCTGTCCTTCTGGGCAATCTCCAGGTCCTGGAGGATTTGGGTATAACGCTGGCTGGTCTCTTCCAGCTTCTCTGTCAGGGCAGCCACCTGGGCTTGCAGCTGCTGGGCCTGGGCCTCCAGGCTCTGGGTCAGAAATCGTTTGCGCTGATTTTCTCCGTTTCGGGCTAGGAGCTCCTGCTGCTTCCGGATCAGCTCTGCCGCCGAAACAGGGGCTTCCGGCATACCGGGGTATTCGGGCAGCTCCTTGGCAAACTTGGCCTTTTGGTCCGCGATCTGGCCGATGGCGTGACGCTGGTTGTAGATCTCACTGCTTTTTCGGTCCAGTGCTACAAGCTGGTCCTTTACGCCGATCACTTGCAGCAGGATTTCCGCTTTTTCCTTCTCGGAGGCTTGGAGGAAGCGGGGCAAGTTCAGCGCCAGCTCCTCCACAAATTCGTTGAGGATCTGCTGCCCGGCCTTTTTCCCGCTGGGGTCCGTTACCTTCAAGCTGGAATTCTTGCCGGTCCGCTCGGCAATCAGACCGTTGGACAGGGTGATGCGCAGCCGGGGCGGCAAAACGGAGCCCTCTCGATAGGCCTGGGTGGGCCGGAAGCGATCCCCGCCCAAAATCCAAGCGATGGAATCCAGCACGGAGGTCTTGCCCTGGTTGTTGTTCCCGCCGATGATGGTGAGGCCGTTTTGGGCGGGGGTGAGGTGGAGGGCCTTGATGCGCTTGACGTTCTCGGCCTCAAATTGGGTGATTTTGACTGACATGAGGGTCATCCTTTCTTCTTTGTCTTCACAACGTAGACACAGTTTTCTCTGCGGTAGAAATCGAAAATATCCAGAAGATTATGCCGTTTTCGAAAGGCCCGTATCGCGGTGGCCCGGCTATTGGCCTGCTTAACACTGTCATAACGAAAGCACATATTCTTCTGCCTCCCGGCGAGGAATATTTTAATGGCCGTGACCTCCTCGCTCTCCTGGGTATTGCTCCTTTTCTCCGGCAGAAACTCCAAATCGTAGGTAATCTCCATGGATAACGTCCCTTCTGATCACTGATAAATAAGGTTTTCTTCTGTGACGGTATCGGCCCAGGTAAGCCCTTCTGTTCCCGGAATGGGATCGTCCAGGCTGATTGCTTGGATTCGACGGCCGGCCTTCTCCCGTTCATGGCCCACAGCGCTGTGCATGGCCTTCCATGCGATTGTGCTAAACTCATACCGGTATAGCTCCGGCTGGCGGAACCACTTTTGCACCGTGAGGAGGTAGCGGAAGATCACCACGTCATACCATTCGTCATAGGGTAGTCCTTTGGCCCGGAGGAAACGGAAAACCAGGGCTATGTTCTGCTCCGCAAGCGTCCGCTCCGCTGGGGACATAGGGACAAGGGACGCTCTCATGGGCGCTCTCCCCTTTCAAATTTCTTGCATTCCCGGCGGGGACGTGTTACAATGGGCTTGTCCCTTTGGGATTGGTTTTGGCTTCATCCGCAGGCGCTTTGGTCGGCTGGCTGCGGATGGGGCCTTTTCTTCTGGCCTCGCACTGGGGGCAGTAATAGATTCTATCGCCTGGGTCGATGATCGAGACATTCCAAGAACGTCGGCAACCGCAGCAGAGGCGGTAAAGATGTTCTCTCATCCCGCCACCCCCAGAGCGATCAGCACCGCCGCCAGCGCCAGGAGGGCCAGGAGGATGGCAGCCGTGCCGCCAACGGTGAGACCCTGGGGGATGGGCTTGTCCTCCGGTTCCTTCTGTGCTGCGCGGGTGGGGAAACGGACCACGTTATCATGGGGGCGGCGGGGGCGCTGGGCCTTCCATTGGTGGACTAGATCAACATAGAGCGATTGGTCCAGGTCCTGCTTGCGTTTTTGGATGGTGTTCATGGGGTGGCCTCCTTCCCCGCTTGGTCCGGTTCCAATCCATCATCGTCACCAGAGGTCCTTTGAGGGAACCGGGCTTTCAACTCGGCCGGTTCAATGGGAACCCCTACCAGACGCACCTGGGCTCGGTCTCTCGGCTCAAACCAGCGCACCTGCTTACTGATCCTCTCATGCGTCTCCAGGTAAGCCATTCGGGTACTTGATGCTTGGGAATAAACTTTGAAATCAGGAAAGCGCTCATTCCACACCAAATAAACACAATCCTTCCCGCATCGGTCCAGGTGCGCCTCAATGAGCCAATCGGGGGATACGTCCAGGCACTTGGCCAACTGCTCCACGTCAGACTTCTTGATACGCAGTCGTACAGTCTCGATATCTGAAATGCGAGACGCTGACATTCCCGCCGCCTTAGCAAGCTGCGCCTGTGACCAGTTCTTTTCCTTACGGCGTTCTACAACGCGTTCTGCAATGTCGCAGAAAAAATCGTAACCGATACGCTCGGTTTGTCCGTCAACACAAAATCTCATTGCAGCTCTCCTTCCTCCGGCACCAGAGCCGAAATCTGCTTCGCGGCATAGATGGCGTTGTCCGTCAACTGCCGCTGCCAAGCTCCCTGTGAGGGTGCCCAACGGAAGCCGTGGCTTTTGAGTTCCGCTCGCAGGGCCTCATCGGGCTTCTCGTCAAAGAAGACTTGCAGGCGGTTCTCTTCCGTGTTGGCCTTCACAAGGCCGCCGTCAAAGTCCCAGCCCTCCGGGGCAGGGGCTTCCTGCTTTGCCTCCAGCTCCGCGATCCGCGCCTGGATGCGCCGGATGTTGGCATTGTTGTTGGATAATGCGTAGGGCGGGTAGGGACGGCCAGGATACCAACCCCCGGCCCAGTTGCTTTGGATGGCCTGGGCAGTCTCCTCTGACAGGCCCGGACAACCCTCCAGGGTCTTGTGCTTGCGATAGTAGGCGTTCACGGCCTTCATGTGCGCTTGCTGCCTTTCCAGGCCCTCCAGCTTGCGCTTGAGCTTTTCCACCGCCGCCGGATCGTCGCTGCTGATGCCGCCCGTCCCGGTATGCCGGATTTTGTCCAGGATGCCTTGAATGTGCTGGAATTCCTCCATGTTGCGGTCATCGGCGGCGTTCTGCTTCTCTTTCTTTCGGACTGGGAAGTTGGAGCCGCCCGCAATGAGGATGGAGGGGCAGCGGGTCATGATGCTGTAGTGCTGGTTCAGGTTTTCCGCCAGCTTGCGGGAGTAGGTTTCCAGCAGGTGGTCGATCTTCTCATGGTACATGGGGTCCACGCGCTGCTTCTGCCGCTGCGCCAGCTCGGCGGCTTCGTCCACCATCTGCCGGTACTCGGCGGTGGCGCTGCCCTCCTTGTAGTCGGAAAAGCTCATCATTTCCTTGGCCCGGCGGGCTAGGGATTCGTTGATAGAATGATACGTTGCCATGGTGTTCCTCCTTCTCTCGTTTACTTTGCGTCGATGCGTCGGATACCACCTACGGCGCAGGGCTCCGGCTCCGCCAGGGTGATCCCCGCGTAAAGCAGTTCCAGCACATCGTCCAGATTGACCAGGGCCTTGACCCCCGCCCGCACCACCGGGATATTCCCCGATTTGATAAGTTGCCGGACCCAGTATTCTGTGATCTCGCTGTCAGGGTCCAGGGCTTTGATCTCGGCCACTATCTTGCCTGCGGTACGCATACGGGGGATGGGCCTGCTGGTACGCTCAGTCATCGTCTGTCACCTCCCCTCCTTCTTGGTCAGCATTGACCGCCGACATAAAATCCTTTTCGTTGATGCCCAATGCCTCTGCGGCCAAAACCATCCCATAAAGGACATGGGATGTGCTCTGCGCCCTCCGGGCGATTGCCTTGTGGCCTTCGTCATCGCCCTCGTCCAGGGCTTCCCGCGCCAGACGCTCTGCTGCGGCATAGCTGGTGTACTCTTCGCGGTATTTCTGGGCGAGAGTCTCTGTGATTTGCTTCTGATTCATGGAAAATCCTCCTTGCCAGCCAGCAGGAGGTATGCTAGAATAACCTCATGCGGGCCTGTTGGTGAGTGCAATAGGTCTGCTAGCCTCGTCAGGTGATTGTCTCTCACCTGGCGGGGCGCTTTTTGTTTTTACTTGCGCCTCATGATAGCCTGTGCTATGATTGCAGCAGAGAAAGGGGGTGATGATTATGCGAACTCAAATCAAGAATGTTAGCGGTGTTTGTCCAGAAACGGATACTTGGCGGGACATCGACGTCACGTTTGTTAAGGTCCCTATTTTAGGGGAACATGGACCTATTTACAAAGCGATACGGTATTCCTGTGAATACGAAAAGGAATACGGGTGCACTGCTGCAGGGCCATCTGGTCATAACTGTCCGCTTTTTACTTCCTCGACTCAGTAGTGGAGCCACAAACATTCGGATAAATCTCAGCGGCATCGAACAGCGGTGCCGCTGTTTTCGTCCACTGCCCTTTGCAGTTCTCCCAGATTGGGCAGTTGACGCAGACTGCGCCAAAGTCAACAGGACGTTGTGTGCATTCACTCTCATGTGCGGCGCTAAAGTGTTTTGCGGCGCAAACAAGGGCTTCTTTAGAAAGCACGGATGCTTTCTTTGGATTAAGGCCGTTCATGTGCTGCTCCTTTCTTCGCCGTTAGAGTGCTCCGACAATCCCAGAATCTCCTGGATCGCTTGCACGATTTTAGGCGCATTGCGCTGGCCGGTGAAGATTTTGTACAAATATCCGCTGTCCGCATACATTTGGTACTGGGCTTTGATTTTCTCTTCCAACCATTTCTGGTTCTTGCCCTGGCGCAAAAGCTCCGTCTTTACGCACAAACCGAATGGGGTGAATTTGCAAGAATCCACAAAAAAGAGCCTCCCTTCAAAAAATCTATTGACAAGTACGCTTTAATGTACTTATAATGAATGTGCTATCAATCAGAAAGTACTCTGCGGCGTCCTTTCGCTTTGCATTATAGTCCACTATCGCGTACTTTGCAAGCACAATTTCACGCCAAAAAGTACTTTTGTAGGTATACCCAAATCTGGAGGCACATATATGTGGACTTTATACGAAAGCATTTTATCTCTTTGCACTGAACGCGGAATAAAGGGCGGCAAAATGTGTGTAGACCTCGGCCTGAGCAAAAGCCTAATGACAGACCTAAAATCTGGGCGTAAAAAGGGGATAACAGCTGATACTGCAAAAAAAATAGCTGACTATTTCGATGTATCCGTCGATCGTGTTTTGGGAAAAGAAGAGGCGCTCCCCCCGAAAGGTGAGCGCCAGCCAAGCGACGATGATATCAAATTTGCACTTTTTGGAGGCTGTGGGGAAATTACCGACGCCATGTACAACGAGGTGAAGAATTTTGCGGCCTACGTCAGGCAGAGGGAGGAAGGAAAGAAAAAGGAGGGATAGCTGTTGAAAGATTCCACTTTTCTTTATCAAATAGCAGAGCGCAAAAATATTCCCGTTATTCCGTTTCCACTTCCTGAATCAGGTTCCCTTTGCATTCAAGGCGACGGTGGGGAATGTTATATTGGAATAGACGAAAGATTTTTAGAAACTGAGTCGGAAAAGAAGGTCCATCTTGGTCATGAATTAGGTCACTGCATGACCGGAAGTTTTTATAACCGCTATGCCCCCTGCGATATCCGGGAAAAGCATGAAATCCGGGCAGACAAATGGGCCATCAATCGCTTGATTCCATTAGAAGACTTGGAAGCAGCTGTTGCAGCTGGATATACTGATATTTGGGAATTGGCGGAATATTTTGACGTAACTGAGGATTTTATGCGCAAGGCAATATGCTGGCATAAAAATGGAAATCTGTGTACAGATCATTATTCCTAAGCATCCAGGTAAGGGAAAGGAAGAGAGCTAAGAAATCTGGTGAAGCAGTAAAAAAAGAGCCGCCCCCGGCGTTACCAGCACCGAGGGCGGAAGTGTAGGGAAATTCCCCACGAAAGGTGGACCAGGGCTTCATAGCCAGCCCACAAACGCAATGAACCCAGCAGTCAACCAAGGCCCCATTGCGCCCTTTAGTATACCACACTAGAGGGCCGGGGCGCAAGTATGGAAGGAGAGAAAGCACACATGGCAACCGTAGAAAAACGCGGAAAAGGCTACCGGATTACCGTCGCTGCTGGCATAGACATGAACGGCAAGCAAATCCGACACCGCCTTGTCTGGACCCCGGACGAAAAATTGACTCCTAGACAGGTGGAAAAGGAGCTGAATCGCCAGATCGTCCGCTTCGAGGAACAGGTCAAAAACGGCGCTTTCACTAGCGACGGGAATATACGCTTTGCCGATTTCGCAGAACAGTACATGACGGACTTCGGCAATTTGAACTTGAAACCTACCACTCTCTCCAACTACAAACGTAACTTGGTGCGGATCAATCAGGCCATCGGCCATATCAAGCTGAAAGATTTAACTATCCTGCACATCCAAGCCTTTTACCGCAACCTCCAGGAGCAGGGAGTTAGGCAGCGCACCACCGCCACGGCCACCCCCGCATTGAATGAATGGATCTGTCAGCAGCATATCTCCAAGTCTGCCCTTGCAAGGAAAGCTGGCGTCACCCACCAGACTGTCAGCCAAGCAATGAAGGGCAGGCCCATCAACGCAGAATCAGCCGCAAAGATTGCCGCCGCCATCGACCAGGAGGTCAAAGCTCTGTTCACCGTTACCAGCGACACCACGCCTCTGGCTCCGGCCACAATCCGCTCCTACCACCGTACCATTTCTTCCATTTTGGAGAAGGCTGTCAAGTGGCAGATCATCCCCCGCAATCCAGCGGAGAATGCGGAGCTGCCGTCCAATGCCGGTCATAAGGCCCGATATCTGGACGAGCCTGACGCAAGGCGTATGCTCCAACTTCTCCAGGACGAGCCAATCAAGTGGCGGGCCCCCATCATCTTCGACCTGCTTTCTGGCCTGCGCCGGGCGGAGCTGCTGGGCCTGCGCTGGCAGGATGTGAACCTGGATGATGGAGTGATCCGTATTGTCCAGACCTCCAACTATGTATCCGGCAAGGGTGTTTATCTCGATACCCCAAAAACAGAGGACTCCGGTCGCTACCTGAAGGTCTCCCGAACGGCCATCCTAATCTTACTGGAGTACAAGAACTGGCAGGACAATATGCGAAAAAAGGTGGGGGACACCTGGCAAGGCTCCCCGGAAGATGATCGGGTATTCACCAACGACGTGGGTCGTCCCTGGTTCCCCACGTCCCTCACGCAATGGATGGGGAAGTTCATCAAGCGGACCGGCCTTCCCTCCAGCTGCGTCCATTCACTTCGGCACACTTACGCCAGCCTCCTGATTGCGGAGGGTACCCCACTGGTGGTCGTTTCCAAAAACCTAGGACACGCGCAGACAAGCACCACCAGTGACATCTACTCCCACGTCATAGCATCCGCAGAGGCGAAGGCCGCCCAGGTTACGGACAAGTTTGCGGAGGACATTCACCCCAAATTCACCCCAAATTCACCCCAAAAGAAAAAAAGAGAGCGCATTGTAAAATAGCAAAAATCCCGTAACCGTTGTGGTTACAGGATTTTTCCTGGAGCTGCTGGGCGGATTTGAACCGCCGACCTCATCCTTACCAAGGATGCGCTCTACCGACTGAGCTACAGCAGCGAATATGGCGACGCGGAAGGGACTTGAACCCTCGACCTCCGGCGTGACAGGCCGGCGTTCTAACCAACTGAACTACCGCGC